CCGTGGGTGTAATCGGGCGTAGTTCTGGTTGTGCAGTGGGAGCCTGCGCCTGAACCGGCGCTTGCGCCTCCAGCAGTTCAGCCACCTCTTTCAAGAACAGGTCTACCTGCGAGACCGCGACCACCTGCAAATCATCGACGGCAATCTCTCCCGGCGCACCGGGTTGCCACACAAGCTCACCACCGGACGGGTGCAGGCCAAAGGCGTGCAACTGCTGGCCGCGCCCGAGTATCTCAACCTTCCCATGCTTGCCCGTCACCGACACCTTTGACGGCGCACCTTCAGCGGCGCGATAGACGAACGCGAGGCGATGCGAGTTTGATCGCCGCCGCATCATGGGCCTTTCGCCCAGCACGCGCATAGCGATGCGTCCCACGTGCAGCACGTACTCGCGGTCATCGATGTCGATGTCTACGACCCGCAGGCCGTCGCAAAGGAAACCCGTGTTCGCCATGTCGGCGCGCACCGGCTGCTGGGCGAAGTGGCTGCGATCTTCCCGCGCCAGGTTCGACCAGTTTAAAATCTTCACAGCTTTGTCGTTGGTCAGCAGCGGGATCGGTGCCCAGCCGCTTGCCGCCATTGATTGGCGGAGTTCTTGTATGGCGCTCAATTCCATGCTCCCCCCCCCCGGCCTAAAAAAAGACGGGGAGGGATGCGCACCCACGCATCCCTCCCCGACCCCCGCACTAGAACTCCGTGGCGTTCGGGGAGGAGACGGCCCTCGGAGCCGGCGGCGGTACATGACCGGCAGCAGGCGTGCTGGCGGCAGCGGCGGGAGCGCCGCGATAGATGTCCTCGTCCCGTGCGGGCGAGGCGTCGGTCAGGTCTGCGGGACGATCAACCCACTTGGCGATCGACAGCTTCGGCATGTAGTTCGTGCCGAATTTGCCCTTCTGGGCTTCAGCGCCCTTGGCCGCGATCACCGGCACCTTGCCCGCGTTGTCGGCCCGCTCGCTTTCGAACTGGCTGTGAACCGCCTTGATGGCGTTCGACAACGCCATGCTGGTGCCGCTGATCTCAGCAACACCGCCGAAAGAGTTCTTCGAATAGACGTTCAGGATGAACCCACGCTTATGCTCCCGCGACGGCTGCGGTGCCGCCTGATCGATCGCCGGGTCCATGATCTTCTCGGGCGGCTGGCCCTCTGCAAACTTCATCCAGCCGGTTGCGATGTTCGACAGGTCAGCAATGAACGTGGGATCGCTGATCTCGTTCTCCGTGCCATCAAGTGCGCGGAATCCCCAACGTCCCGACTTGGCGTTGAACTTCAGATACGCCTTTGCGGAGCCACCCCCGCCACCAATCATAAGACTCATTTTCGTCTCCTTCAGTTGACAGTTTTCCACGCGCCTAGAACCCGAAAGTTTCCAACCCCTTGGCGCGCGTTGAGGGATTGGACCAGTAGAACGACTCGTAGTTCGGGATGACGAGGCCCAGCAGTTCGTGCTTGTCCTTCGACAAGCGAAGGAAGCGCTCCAGGCGCTGGGCGATGTTCGTAAGTGCTGCGATCTCTGCGGCGGCTTGGTCGCGATTCAACTCAAGGACGACACAGGAGCGACCATCGCCTTTACCGGCGCGGGGTTTGGAATAGCAAAACCGCATGCCGTAATTGCCGAATGCTTTGGCGTAGATCGCACCTTGGCGGGCGTGCGCGGTAGAAAGCTGCGACGGCAGGCGCTCGCTTGTCTTGAGGTCGAGGATCAGCCCGTGCTGCGCATACTCCCAATCAATGTAACCGATCACCGGGATCGGCACGCCTTCAAGGTTGATGCTGATCTTCTTCTGGTAGTCGCTCGGCACGCCGTACTGGCGAAGCTCGGCCAGGCCGTTCTCGACATAGCCGGGGATCGAGTCGCGTTCCTTCTCGCGCTTGTCGTCACCGCCGAAGCGCATCTCGGTGTCGTAAGCGGCGAGCGCCTTAGCAACGCAGTCAGCAACCGCCATGTCGGGCTTCAGCAGGCCGAGATGGACGCCCTCCTCCGCCGCCTTGCCCCGCGCCATTGCGGCGTTAGTTCCAGAGCGGAAGCCGAGAAGGCGTTCCATCAGGAAGAGCGGGAGTTCGCTGCTGGCGACGTTGAGGCTGGATGCAGAAAGATGCCCCAGGCCATGCATTTCAAAACCGTTGGTCATTAGGCTGCTACCCTTTCAAGATTGCCGCCCCACTGGATCGCCATGGCTTCGGCAATGCCGGTAAAAAAGCGACTGCGTTCGCGCCAGCGATTCGGGCCAGGCGGCATGCGATGCACGCGGGCCTCGCGGCCCTCGACAATGTTCGTGGGGGTGAGCGGCTGGAGGTTCTTTAGCCACAGGCAGGTGCGTTTGGTTTCTCCATGGCCGAATTGCCACGGCTGCACCGATTGAGCGGGTGGCTGGTAATTCGCGATCAGCGCCTTGGCGTGCTTGTGCATGACCGGGTTTTCAATTGCGATCCGATCGATGGGCGCGGTCCAGAAAGCCGAAAACAGCGCCGCACCGCTTCGAAGCTCATCCTGCATATTCTCAGCGGTGCGACCCGGTGGCGGCACGGAAAGCCAACGCACGCCGCTGTTGCACAGGCGTGTGCAGGGCGGATGCGCCACCATGAGCAAGTCCCAGCCGTCATTCAGGATGTCGCGCGCATCGCCTGTGATGTGCCGATTGCTGCCGTCTTCTGCCGGCAGCAGATCGCAACTCCAGGCATCGTGACCCAACGCGGCAAAGGCGCGCCGCACCGTGCCGCTGAACTCGCAGGCTACCAGCACCTTCACGCCGCCCTCTTCACAATTACTGACAGCGCGCGGCTGGGTAGCTCGTTACTACCGTCCGCGTCGCCGTCAGCCGGCGCGGTGTCTAAAGTCGCGCCGTTTCCGCTAAGTTCCTTCTCCGCAGCATCGAACCTGGCCGCGTAATCGCGTCTCGCTTCGTAGGTTTCTTCGTGCCGCGCGAGACCGGAGAGGACCGTCGTGTGATCGCGGTGGCCAAGGATGAAGCCGATTGTTGACAGGCTGAGACCCAGCAAATCACGCATCAGCGCCATCGCGGCGCGGCGCGGCAGCACATAAAGCTGCAGGCGAGCCGCGTCGTAGAGCATGTTCACCGGCACGTCCCAGTGCCTGGCGCAGGTATTTACGATTAGCGTTGCGTTACTCCGTGCCGCGTATGCTTTCTCTGCGATCGACATCCGCTTGCGGCGCGGCTCCCACAGCACCACCCGCCGCTGCGCGAGGGCGGGCTTTGGCGCAGGGTTAGTTCGCTTGGGGAACAGCGTGGGAAACACCCGCGCCCGTGTCGCGGGCGACATGCGGGCGATGAGCGCCTCGCGGCGCAGGTAGAGTTCGCGGGCGATGCCGAGAGGTTCGGACATCACTTACCGCCTCGCGCCCAAGCTCGGCGCAGGGCCAGCAAAGAACGGCGGATCAAGCCGACCGGGCAGCTTGCCGCCGATCAGCTTTGACGTGACGACCGGAATCGTCATGCGGACTTCCTGCCGCGTGATCTTGTCGGTGAAGATAAAGAGCCGCTCCTCGACGGTCGCAACCTTCTCGTCCCACGCCTTGTTGACCGTTGCACAAATTCGTTCGTTCTCAGTCCACAGACTCATTGGCATTTAGCCCTCCCGCTCATTTTCTGGCCCCCAACCGCATCAAGAGCGGCAAAAGCTGCAGCAAGTTCGCGCTCCCGCACCTCCCTCGACTTGCCGACGCCGGGAATTTTGTCCTGCTGATACCAACGGAAAACCGTGGAAACTGGATATCCGCTGGCCTTTGCGACCCGCGATATCCCGTGCTTTTTGATTAGATTTGCGACCTTCATGCTGCGGGAAACTTATCAGAATGGGAAGGAAGATCAAACATTATTTAATCACAATTTGACACTATGCCAAAATGGCAAGGGCGATTAAGGTCAGGAATGGATTTGTTGTGGCTGGCACAGGAACTTGAGAAACGCGGACGCGGGTCCAGGCGAGACTTGGCGCGCGTGCTTGGCCTTGCCGAATCGGCAATCACCCGCATTTTGAGGGATGAGCGCAAGATTTCCTCAAAGGAGGCTGACGCGATTAAATTGTTCTTTGCGCCTCAGCTTGCGGAAGAACTGATTACGCCAAACGTAGATGTCCCGGTTTTAGGGACGGCTTTGGGTGGCGAGGGAGAAGGCGACTTCCTGCTGAATGGGCATGCTTTGCATTACGTGAAGCGCCCCGCGAAATTCTTTGGTAGAGACGATGTCTTCGCTCTCTATATAAGCGGCTCGTCCATGGAGCCGCGCTATTTCGGCGGCGAGCTTGTGTTCTGTGAGCGTCGTCGCGCGCCATCGATTGGCGACCACGTTATTGTAGAAATGCAGCCGGATGCCGAAGGTGTTTCCCCCGCTTACCTGAAACGCTTGGAAGGCATATCTGGCAGCGTCGTGAAGCTGACGCAGTACAACCCGCCAAAGAAATTTGACGTTGACCGCAAGAAGGTAAGCCAGATCATCCGCGTTTTGACCTTGGCCGACCTGATCGGTTAATTTTGTGAAATTTCTATCTTTCCCCTACTTGCTTTAATTTATCATTTCGGCAAATATACCTTCCGTCAGAAGACGAGGAGGTCAAATGTTTGCAACGACAAGCTGGCGTCTGGAGCGCGACCTCGACGCCACGAACGCTGAACTCGCGACCATCCACGAAGACGCACAGTCACTGGCTAGTGCCATCGAGCAGATGGTGCGGGACTTTGCCGATCGCCACTCGGTCGGCATCGAGTCGGCGCTGGACGGCATCAGCGACTCACTTCTGGACCTGACCGACGATGCCGCCCGTCCCGTCGAGGCGCGTGCGGAAGAGTTGAAACAACAGATCGCCACCATCGAGGAAGCGGCCCTGCAGCGCAGCAGGCCGGTGTTGTGATGGTGAATAATTTGCACCGCTGGATGCTGGCCATTGGCCTGCTGGCCATTCTGTACGGCTTGAGCGTGATATGAAATCCGCCCTCCAGACTTGCACCGAATCCTATTTTCGGCACGCCTACGCCACGCGGCGAGCAAAGTTCGACAAGCATGTCATCCAATGCCTCGTGATTATTTCACATGTGCCATCCATGAAAATCGGGCGTGCGGCGCTGAAGGTGTTGCGGGAGATGCGCGTGACAGCCGTTGACACAGAAGGAAGCACAGCATGAAAACCGACGCCACGTATTGCCCGCCAGCCGGTCGTTGCGAGGATGGGCACATGACTGAACGCAGGAAAGGTGGGCGGTCTCCGTTGGTAAGTGGCCCCATTTACGACCGTCGCATCAAAGAGATGCCTCCAGGCCTGACGGAAAAACAATACTTGGTGTGGCTTACGTATCGAAAGCACGCCCACCCGGCAGATTTGGCACAGATGCTGGAGGACGTGGCATGAACCGAGACACAATGTATCGCCCGCCAGCCGGGCGCCCGCGTTCCATCCCGCCGTGCGACCCGGCGCCTGCAACATTGCCCGATAGCAGCGCATGCAGATATGTGTTTGCGGCCTTACCGGCATCGATGTCCGACCGACCAACACAGCAGCCCGGCGAGACGCGACATAAATACGGTTCGCGCATCAGCATGTGGCTGGAGGAGAAATACCCCGAGCGCAAAGCCGCGCGATTGCAAAAAATTTCCGCTTCACTGCGCCGCCGGAACTTGAGGCGGCGTCGTCTGAAAGTCGGATTGACGGCACAAGAAACCGATTCCGTGCGCTGGTACAGGTATGCGGATCTTATGGCCATCACGGGGTGGTCGGACAGTTACCTAAACGATATGTTGCAGGCCCGTGAATGGCCTATGCGAAAAGTTCGTCGGCGCGGCAGGGGTGGTAACAATTTCATAGAGGTGTATGGCGACATCTCAACGCTGCCGCGTCGTCGAATCGCGCTGACGCCTGGCCAAGCTGCGCTTCTTAAGGAGCAAGACTTGTGCGCAAAGGCCATCACGCCGTCGATTTGGCAGCGCATCGTTGGGTGGTTCAGATGATTCCGTTCCTTGCCGCCACCGGCCTCGCCTGCATCGCCGCCGCAGTCGGCGGCGTAGGGGAGTGACGGCGATGAGCAAACACAAGATGACCGCATGGTGTCCTTTCGGCCTCCAGCCCGACAGCCTGGAAGTGCTGATCGAGTACAACTACACGCCGGGTTCGCCCGCCGTGATGTACGGCACGCCGCAGCCTGCCGACCCGGAGGAGTTTGATTTTATCAGCGTCAAGCTCGTCCATCACCAGCTCGATGATGCGATGCAGGCGATGCTGGACGAGTGGGCCGCTGAGTATCTGAGCGAGGACTACGGTCGCGAAGAGGCATACGAAAACACATTGGCGAGAGGGCAATGAGCAACGACATAATCTCAGCACCGGCCCACTACATTGCTGATCGCCAGTACGAACCCATCGACGTGATGCTTGATTGGTTCCCTGAGAACCCGCTCCTCTGGCAGGTGTGCAAGTACATCTCGCGCGCTGGCCGCAAGGGACCGGCGTTGCAGGATTTGCAGAAGGCTAGGTTCTACTTGGAAAAGGCAATCGAAAGGGAGGAATTGAAATGACCCGCACCATCGCCACAACCCTGCTGCTCCTGCTGTCAACCGCAGTACACGCCCAGCAGCCCATTCCCCGTTCCACACCACCCGCCATCCCGGCGCAGCCTAACGTCGTGATTATGACGCCGCAGGGAAACATCACCCGCAACGGCCCTTACGTGCAGTACCCTGACGGCAGCAGCGCGATCGTCAATCAGCAGGGCCTGACAACTTGGTCGAACGGCCAGGGTTGCAAGACTTACTCGACCACCACGTACTGCTGGTGATTCCCATGGCTCCCCAAGAAGACACACATGAGGATGACGATTTAGATAATTGGAAAGTCGCCATGCCTCTGGCTTTCAAAGCGATCCGCGAGGACGCCGTCATCAAAGCCGCCCTCACGAAGGAGAACCCCGATGGCTGATCGTCACGCGCGCCGCTTTGTGGAGGAAACGACGGCCACGATCAAAGAGTCCGTTCGCGAATTGGCGAAGCTGTTCGGCGGGAAGGCGGCCATCATTTCAATTCGCACGAAGTACAATGCAACTATCGTCATCGACGTGCCAATCAACGGCGACAATCAAGCCTTTCTGATGTGTGCGATTGAAACGCATGCCTCTCTGGAAAGACTACTCAAGATCATGGCCGCGCGCATCGACGCAGCAAAGGCCGCGACAAATGTCTGACCCCAGGACGCGAAGCGGATACAGGAGGAAGAGATGAAAGAGGATGACGAGTTGGCGAGATTCCTATGACCCAACGCGACCCCCTGCTCTTGCAGCATCTGGCTGACAAGCTGGTCGGCACCGCCGGCAGGACCAATCTGGACCGCGCCAGGGCGGCCCTGGACGCAATCGAGGAAGCGGGCTGGAAGATCGTCCGCAAGAAAAGAAATGAGACTTACGGTCAACGAGAGGAGAAGAAATGAGCCTTACGGTCACTGAATCGGCAATTATTGACCTACAACGGCAGCGGGAGGCTATGGAGATGCGCGCTAGGAACTTTGCCCCCAAAGCCTATGCAACGCGCGACCCCAACGACATGAGCCTGACGCCCGAGACAATCGACAATCTTACCCGCCCCGTCCGAATCGTCCTCACTTTTGAAGACCCGATCAAGACGCGCCAGCAAGTCCACGCTTTGCAGGCTGCCCTTGTAGAGCTTGAGGTGCTGACGCAGCAGCACGACCTTGGTATAAACAGGCAGCGATTGCGAATGCGAGAGTGCGCCAAGACGGCGGCAGACACGCTGGTCTATCTATCGGGGCGAACGCCCACCGGAAAGAAGAAGCCGGGAGACAGATAGGAATTTCAGCATACGCAGCAGATACACCAGATGTTGTTCTGTCTGCATTTCTAGTCACAATATATATTATGCGATCATCGTTTTATGTCAAATCCCACTTCCTGTAATTATTGCAGGTGTTTACGCGCAACTTTTGATAATACCCCCGCTTTCCACAGGAAGGACATGATGGCAACCCGCCAACTACATCTAGTCGGCCAAAACCACAATTACCAAAACCACAATTACCAAAACCACAATTAAAGGATACGCACCTTTTCTTTAATTGGAGGAAGGGCAATTAAAGGAGGTCAAGCATGCCCCGCATGCTCCTCATCGACCCGGACGGTTGAGAACTTGATAGCCAGCCCATCTCCTGGCACCGCCTCTGCAAATAGCAGATAATGGTTGATCGCCATCAGGTCGCGGTCGTCGGTGGACAGCACCGCCTCGCCGCCCAAGCGCAGGATCAGCACCCGCAGGAATAGCTCCAGTTCGGTCGCGGTGAAGGTCATCGCAGCTTCTTTCTCAAATGGACGCACTCCCATCCGACGTAGGATCGGCGCGGCTCGTAGGTCCGGTAGCCGCACGCCAGGATGTTGGCTGTGCTAAAACCGTTACGGCCCACGGTGTAGGTGACGATCTCGCGCCAACCCTCGCGCCTGCCGTGCTTCTCCATGCAAGCCATCAGCTTACGCTGCAGGCCCTGGCCCCGGTGAGATGGCATCACACCCACGCGAGAGAAAAACCAGACGTTATGTTTTAGCGGATGCGCTGACAGATAGCCGACAAGCTCGTCCTTATCGTGCGCGACCCAAGAAGCGTTCTTCTCCCACGCGAACAGGTACGGCCGGTCAAAAGGAAAGCACACACGGTCGGCGGCCTCGATCGCCTCGATGTCGTCCGCCGTGGCGCGGCGTATCATGCGGCGGCCTTGCGCTTGATGCTGGCGACCTTCTGGCCCCGGAACCACGCTTCGCCGTCGATCACGCGGCACGCCTCGGGGTCAATCATTCGTCCATTTTTGAGGAAGGGCAGCACAACGAAACCGGAGTTGGCTTGGCTCGGGTTATCTTCTCCGTATGCAAACTGCGGGCCGCCGGGATCAGACAGTGTTCCATCCTGGACCGCCCATCGAAGTCCGTTGTAGTCGAGGTACGGGGTGATCTGTAAAATGTGATCGTGGCCCGTCACCATGGTTTTGCCAGCCTTCAGGGTGTTGTTCCGCCCCGCGTTGATGCCGTTGTGCCAGCGATGTTTGATGACGACACCATCATTGACCCATAGCGACATCGTCTCCTTCCACTCACACAGGTGATCGGCCAGACGGAACCCCTTGATGCCGGTGAACTGTGCCGCGCGGCTGGCAAGCGTGCTGTCGTATCTCAGGTCGTGATTGCCGATCGTGCGGATGTGGTGGGCGTTTGGGGCTGCCCTGCGGATCGCCGTCATCCGTGCGCCCACTTCATCAAGCTCGGCCTTAACGTCGGGAGTCTTGACCCAGCCGATGGGGCCAAAGCGCGAGATTTGCGCGCCATCCAAAATATCTCCGTTGGCTACGATGAGCTTCGGCTTGATCTCTTTGATGACCTCAAGCAACGCCTTATAGGCGACCGTCTCGCTGATACCGGGCCACCAGTGGCAATCGCTGAATACGACCGCCGCACCTGTAAAGCCGTCTATTCTCAGGCGTGGATTGTAGTCGTAGGCCGTCGCGCCTGCATCGCCCCTGCCCTTGTGGTTGGAGTCGCCAGCAGATGACAGGACGACGTTTAGCCTCTTCTCGATCTTGGCGCGGCGATGATAGACCTTAGACGTAGCTGTATAGCCAAGTAGCTTGGCAACCTCTGACGCCCGCCCGCCGGTACTCTTCCATGCGTCGATGAATTGCTGATCTGTTCCTAATTGAATATTGGTGGCCATTATTTCCAACCACAACGGCGAGCGCCGTACCTGTTGTGCGCCAGAATTCCTCGCGCTGTTTCCTTGCTCAACACGTCGTCCTTGCTGACCAGGATCGCGTTGGCCTCGGCGCAGAAGCCGTCAGTCGCGGGACCAGTTCCGCCGCAACTCGTCAGCAGGGTCAGAGACGCGAGCAACGCTACGATCAACCTCATTCCGTGTCTCCACGTTGCGAGCAATGCGGGTATTGGCTTCGCCCTTTTCGACCTTGCGTCCAATGCCAATCAGCTTCAGGACGGCCAGCAGCAGCAAGCCCGCGAAGACCGCGCCGAAAACAACCTTGGCCCATACGTTTGTAAGAAAGCTCATGTGCTGACGACCTGTCCGGTGGACCGCTTGTGCAGATAGCGAACCAGCATGTAGACCACCGCCGCGACGGCGATGATCGACAGCGCCAGCGCACCCAGCTTCAGGATCGACTGCAGATGCTGCCCCGATTTGCTGACAGCCTCGATCACCGGGACGATGCTGTTCACCTGGTCAGCCACGGAGGCAGCACCCGCCGCCACCGAGATACCGCCCGCCACCGCCGTCTTGCTGATCCGTGCAGGCTCCTCGACCGCCTGCGGCATGGCCTTCACGGCAGGCGCGTCAGGCGTCAGGTAGTAAGCCGCCTCCCTCTGCCGCCGCGCCAGCAGGCCAGGCAACGTCTGCAACTGGCCCCGCACGGTGGCCTTGCACCACATTTCAAACGATCGCGCGGCACCGATCTTGTCGCCAGCCTTGTGCAGGCGCAGGACGGTGGACTTCTCGAAACCGCCCAAGCCAATGTTGAAGGCAAGGCTGACGAGCGCATCGAACTCATGCTGGCTCGTCGCCGCACCGCCGATCATGCGCTCGACGTTCTGCCCAAAAGCAATCAGGTCGGCGGCGAGATAGGCGTCGGCCTGTGCGGGCGTGACCTTGTCGGTCGGCTGCACGCCTTGGGTTCTGCCGTAGCCGATCGTCCAGACCCCCGCAACGCAGCGATACGCCGACAGCGACAGACCCTCGAACTGCTTCACCAGTTCCCGGCCAGCGGTGCTGACTTCCATCAGTGCTTGCCCAGCAGCCACTGCGCGGCCAGCGCAATTCCGGCACCAACCATCGATGCCGCCCCCAGCAGCGTCCGCACGCCGCCCTTCAACTCGGAGAACGACTGCCGCAACGCCCGCACGTCAGCCTTCATCTCCGAGACCTCGCGGCCCAGCGTGGCGATCTCGGCCTCCATGCGACCCAAGTCGCGGCTGATTTCGTCGGCCATCACAGCACCTCAGTTCAACAGGCCGGGGATCAGGCGTCGCCTGATCTCTTGCATATTCTGCGCTCGTTGCGCCTGATCTATGAGTTCGCGAATGTAGGCATCGCGGTTGGCACCTTGAAGCGAGTTGGCTCGATTGATGTCGTTGCCAATAGCCGTGGCAGCCCGCTCCTGCCGACCTTTGCTAACAAAGTTCAACGCCTTGTTGATCAAGCCGTTTCTTGTCAGCGCAAACAAATCCGGCGCGGTTGTCTCATCGACAATGCGCTGCTTGGATGCAAGACGCTGTCCCGTCTGCGAACCTTCAAGCAGCCGCTGCCCGGTGCGCTGAAAGGTGCTTTCCCGACCCAAGAGGTTCGTCACATCGTCTATGGGAGTATGGCCATAGACTTGTCTGAGGTTTTGATTGGAGAAGTCGGTGGGGTTCTTTATCTGCCCGCGCAGTGCCGTCAGATCATTCGACATGGATGCCAGTTTGGTCTCAAAGGCATCTCGCACGCCCACGCGGAGTGGATCGCCCACTATGGGTGTGCGGTTGGCCACCCCGCTTGCCGCCCTCTGCATCTCGTACGGGCGTACAACGGTTCCGGGGGTTTGCCCCGACAGAGCGCGCGTCCCAAGCTCAATGGCCTCCTGCTGCCGCTTTAGGCCGCTGATTGCGTCCATGGCATCGCTGTATGGCCCGTGCTGTTTAAGCGGCCTGGAGATTTCACCGGCAAAATACTTGTAAACGCCGTTCTGGCGTGGATTGATCGATACGCCGATAGCCGCGTCGCCGTATTGCGCCAGATCAGAAAGACGGCTCTTCGCATTGTGAAGAGCTTCAAAGTTAGTTTCGTATACCGGCGGCGTTGCCGGTGTAGCAGGCGTGCCGGGGGCGTAGGTTTTCTTTTGGGTAACTGGATCAGTGACATAACGTCCCGGCGTGGCGGGTTGCCCAGGCTGTCCCGGCTGCACCACAAGCATGTCTCTCGCTTGCGTCAGGGCCACTCGCGTCGGACCTTTTGCGTTTGCAATACGCCTATCCAACTGAGCCACGATCGGCTGTATGACGGATGCGTTGACCGGAGGCGCAGCCGCCACCATCTGCGGAAGACCGCCAGCAACCTGCCTGATCTTGTCGGTCAAAAGAGCCGTACCTGTCGGCGCATCCAATGGTGCGGGAGAGGTGACCGAAGATCGCGGGTCGGCGCTGCGAGGGACCACTGGCACCGGCCCCAAGGCATTATCTACCCCTTGCCGGATGCGGGCATTTGCCCCACCCGAGCGAGTGTTTAGCGTGTCTGTCAGGGCATTCAGGCCAGGCGTCGGTATGATAGCCGCGCCCTGCGAAAGCCCCATTGCCTGGGGCGTGGCCTCCGCTGCAATTGCTTGCGGACCCAGTTCTTGCAAGCGTGCAGCAGCGTTTGGTCCCGTAAGGCCCGCCTCCGTCCAGAGCCGGTGGACTTTGGGAGCGATTGTGTCTCTAGTGAAGGCACCTAAGAGCTTCGCCGCTGGAAGCGAGGCACCGACTAGGGCCGCCGTCCCCGCTCCCTTTGCGGCACCTCCGGTAGCGCCAAGAATCCGGTCTTGAGCATCGCCGGTATCTCTATGGCCTATATCGTCCAGCACACCATAGGCTGCGCCAGTGCCAAGAAGGCCGGTGACTCCGCGCCCCAACGCGGGAAGAATCGTGCCCGTGACAAGACCCGCAGCCAACGGGATGCTCGTTCCCATCGTTCCTGGCGCACCTGCTATACTGTTCTTTGTCGCTTCGCGAGCCTGCTTTAACTCTTCGTCATAAGACGATCCGCCTATCAGCGAGCGCGCACCAGCTACGGCCTTGTCGGCAAAGCCAAATGTCGATCCTTCAAGCGCCATGTTGGCGGCATCTCGCGTCAACTGCCCCATAACGCTATTGCCGCTTTTCGCCCGCGCCTCGTTCCACGCGGCACGCTTTGCCAATTCCTTCTTGGCATATTCTTCCGGGTCAAGGCCCAAAGCATCAATGACCCTGCCGGTCCACGGCTTGTCGGGCTGCTGTTGCGTCCCTGATGGTTCTTGAGCAACGACATCCCAGCCGTTTCCACCAGCACCCGTGGCGGAAGTGTAAATCTTCTCTTCGCTTACAACATCCCAAGGTCCAGCCATTACTGCACCCTCACAGGCTTACCGTTTTGCAACGACCATTTCTGCCCGTTGCCAAAGGTGGTGACATGACCTTCTTTGAGAGCGGAGGCAGGTGGCGACCCACCACCCTCTCCCCCTTGCTGCTGTGGTGCCTGCGCGCCATCGCCCCAAGTACTCGCGCCAGAATGCGGCACATAACCGTTCTTTTCGGTGTATTGCGCCGACTGATAGCGCATGGTGTTCGTAAGGTTTTCGCGAATCTTTTGCAGTTTCTGCTTGATGACTTTTGGTTCTTCTGCGGGGTTTGGCAAAAGCGAGGTCAGGCGACGATACTCGCCCTCCGTAACCGCCAAACCACTGCGCGCCTGCAAAAGCTGCGAACTAACGTCGGCAATTGCCGCACGGGCATCGACGCCTGACGGGTTGATCGTTTGGGCGATAAGTTCACCGCCTGGCACATTGCGTGATACCCATCCAGCAACCCGGTCGCTTGGCTCCTGCCCAGGTTGCGGGCTGTCGATCGACCCAATAATTTTATCGATGTTCAGAATTGTCGATGCACCGATCGACAATTTGTCGTTTTCTGAAGCCGGAATGGCTTTCAAATCCCGCTTGCTGCGCGCAAGGAGTTCCGCCTGCGCTGGGTCGGCAAGGCCGCCTGGAATGTATTCATGTCCCCTGCCATCTGCGGTTAGACGATAGCCCGGTGGCGGTCGGTTCTCGCGAGCATTAAGAGCCGTTTCCCGTGACTGATTGGTGCGCCAATTGTCCACCAACGTCACGGCATCGCGGGCGCGGCCAGACTTGAACAAAGCCGGGATAATAGACTGCATATCGGCGGGCATTTGCTTCAGCGTTTCAAGGAATGCCGGGTTGTCTCCAATCTTCATCAATTCCGCATCAGCCGCCTCGGTGCGCCTGTCCTTGACGACGCGCTGCCCCACCAACTTCTGCTGCGCCGCGTTCGCCAGCATCTGCTGATTATTCGCGGGCATGGCACCAAGAGGCTGCGCCGCTTGCGCGATCATCTGCGCCCGCTGCCACGGATAGATGTTCTCGCCAGCAGCCACCAACCCCATGCCGCTTTGCAGGAGCGTGCTAAAAAGGTTCTGCTGCATAATCGCCTTGCGCTCGTCGGGCGACACGATGTCGTCGGTGGGGT